AAAGCCAAAGTTGCATAATTATTTACAGCAGGTCCTAAAGCTTGACCCATTACTTCTAAAGCTCCACCCAGACCTTGTTTTTTTGTAGTGCCAGTTAATAAACCTTGAGCTAGATTAGCCAAAAATACTAACTTTGCATTTGATGTTTGACCTTCCATTAACTCTTCTTTAATTAATCTTGCTTTGGCAATAGACTTTTTAAAATCATCATCTAATGCATTAGTATCTTTCTGTAAATTTACATCTGCTTGTCCTGCTGTTTTTTTCTTGTCTGGTTCTGATACAGGTGCTTCAGGTTTAGATGCTATCTCACCTAACTTTAAGGGTGTTGGACCCTGTGTTAAATTATTTAAATTACCTATAGTGCTTGATGGAACTGCAGAATCATTTGATGCAAGTTTAGTAATATCAACTACATCAGTTTTATTTTGACCTGTGCCTAGTTCTTCTTTTCCTGTAGCTGTTAAAACATCTGGTTTAGTTGTTCCTGTTAGAGCTACCTCAGAACCTTCGCCCTCTGCTAATTTAGCTAATCTTTTTCTTTCTTTAATTGCTTTTTCTCTTGCTCCCCTTCCCCTAGGTTTTGTTGGATCTATTGGTCCAAATAAACCTAATGGTTGTCCTAAATCTTGTGGAAATATTTTTTCTCTAGTTGTACCTATCGGTCTTTGATTTACATAATCTAAAGCACCTAATCCAATTCTACCTGCTTGTGCTGCCATTCCTGCAGCTCTTAAAAATGGGTTAAGAGCTAACAAACCACCAACACCATAATCAATTAATGGTGCAAAAGCACTTTCATCACTAATACCTAATTTTCTTCTACCCATTCCAACAATTGGAGCTAATCCTCCTGTAGCTATTAATCCAGCTGTCCCAACACCTGGAGTAAATCTATTTGGTGTAGTAGTAAAAAATTGACCAGGTCTTTGTGCAAACGATCTTATATCACCAACGGCTCTTCTAAAAATATTTGGACGTGGAGCAGGCACTTGTGTTCTAGGATTTATTGGGTTTGCACTTCCCATAACTGGTTGACCAACCATTACTCCTGTCTGTGCATGTATTGGTTTCAATACACCTTTTTTCAAGGCTTGTTGTCTAAACAAAGGTCTGTTTAATACATCATTTAATGCCATGTTACCTTCCTGGGTTATTGCCAAAACCTTGGAAAGCTGTAAACGCTCCTAATCCTGCTCCTATTGATTGAGCTAGTGGACTCGTTTGTGGCTGCGTTGCTGCTGTTATCGTTGATTGCGATTTTGGTCCTGCTGCATAAATGTTTGATAAAAATTCTGCTCTTTGGAACGGTTCAAAAGCTTGTTGTAATTGAGATTGTCTAGCTGCGTCTAAAGTTTGTTGAGCTAATTGTCTTTGTAAGCCACCAGCACCTAATAATTGTTGAATGTCTCCTTGTCGTTGTCTTTGTAAAGCCACACCAAGATTACCTAAAGTTTGTTGTTGCTGTTGTGCTGCTCTTAATGCAGTATCAAAACCTTGAGCTTGAGCTAAACCTACTTGACCTAGTCTTGCTCTTTCTAATTCTGCTTGTGCAATACCTTCTCGACCTCCGCCAAAAGCACCCGATCTTATAGCTTCAGCGGATAGTCTATTTTGTGCTTGGGCAGCTTGTCTATTTATTTCATCTATTACCTGTGCTTGAAAAGGATTTTGAAACTGTGCAATGTTTGGTGTTTGAGCCGCTAATAGTTGTGACAACCCAGTTCCTGTTTGACCAGCTTGTGTAAAACCGGTTTGTTCTAGTTGTGAGAATGGTGCAACACCTATTGCAGGAATTGAAACTGGACGATCGGCAGCTGCTCTTGCCAAATCCATTAATTCAATTTTTCTTTCCTCTATACCAGGTGCTTCCCTTATAACAGAGGTTTGAAAAGATTGTCCTCCACTTGAAGGTGACGGTGCTGGTGCTGATCTTGATCCTCCACCAAATATGCTACTTACTATTGATCCCATTATAAATCTCTTTCCATTTGTATGTGTTTAATTTTCCAACCCCATTTTTTTGATACTCTAGCCCAACCCGGCCTGCACCAAAAAGATAGTTTTTTACAACTGTTAATTTTAGCAAATTTACTTACAGTTGACACTAACTTGTCTTCCCATAAGTGTCTTTTTTTTCCAGTGGCAATGATAGCTTCTAGTTGGCTATAGTTTGGTAACGCCGCTATTCTTGTGACCATTAATGCAAATACTTGATTTAATTCTTCTTCATCATTACCAAAAGCTAAAAATAATTGTGCTTCATCTTTTTTTAAAAGATCTTTGATGTGATGTGGAGATGCAAAACCACCTGAATATTGTAAAGCCTCAGCTATCATAAAATCACACAATGGCCAAAACTTATCTATATATTGTGGCTCAACAGATAATATATCTACTTGTGGTTTAATTAACTTTTGCTTTTGCATTTTTACTTCCTTGTAATAAGTCAAAAACTCTTTTGTATCGTTTTTGTTGTTCATAGAAGTATGAGGCACCTTTTTCACGCATGTCTTTGAAACTCTCTGGATTCGCACCTGCTATGATTCCTGCTCCTAATACTCCATCTGCTCTTGTTACAAACTCTCCGTCTGCTAATTGAGCTAACATTGTATCTTCGTCTTTATCTCCTGTGCCGGATCCGTCTTCAACGTATCCTTGTGCTCTAACATAATTGTTAGAGTCATTTTCATCATGAGTAACTTTGCTAGGTAAATAATTTATACCACCCTGATTATATTTTGGTATGGTAGCTAAGCCACCCGTATTGAATGTACTTTTTGATAATTCGTATGGTCCCTGAGTATATTGAGGATCTCTGTTTGCTTCAGGTATAAAAGGTTGTTCAAATACTTTTTCCTCTCCACTAATTGGATCTATATATTTAAAACCACCTCTTTGTTTTTGTAATTCTGCTACAGCTAAATTGTAAGTTGGTGTGTAAACATCTTGTGGTTTTGGTTCAAAGGCACCAGTTAAGTACGTGGTTGCTGCAATCGCTGCTGCAGCTTTTGCAGGATCAATTTCTAGTTCACCTGTAAAAGCTCCTTGTTTAGTTACTCTTTGTCTAAATAATAATTTTTGCAATGTATTCATATCGGCCGGTGTCCCTCCTGGTCCGCCCGCTGCTTTTGCTACAGTTCCTGCTGCAGTTGTTGCTGAGCCAAGATTCAAAGCGTTAGGTCCTGTAGCTAAATTACCTAAACTTCCAATTGTGCTTTGTTGTGGCAATCCTAATAGTGGACCTACTGATGTATTTGCTAAACTTTGTATTGGTCCTAATTGTGTAAAAGTTGGTATACCTCCAGCCTGCCCAAAACCAGCAGTGTCTACTCCAGGAACCATTTTACCACCTTGGTATCCTAAGTATGCTCCTGTAGCTCCTGCCAATAATCTTTGAAGTCCTGATCCACCAGCATCTTTAGATGCTTTGTATCCTTTATATCCTCCGTATGCTGCTAGTGCGTAAGGTAAAAACTGTAACATATGTTAAAAAATCCTCATTTTTAGCTAATTAGGAAATATTAACACTTTAGAATTCCTTAATCAACTCATCGGCGAAGCAAGCTGTATACTGATGTTCACCCACATGTGTTATGTAATCATTGACTAAACAATAGCATTTTCCACCTATGTCTCGCCACCTTTTACAAAAGGCAAAATCTTCTCCTAAATAAGTCTTAGTTTCTGGATCATGTAAAGTGTCAAAAAAATTGTAAAAATGTTTTACTCTTTCATTCTTGCCGTTGATCACGTTGTCTTGAACTATCTCAAAGTTAGGATACTTTTCTATCATCTTTTCAAATACTGACCTTTTTATCATCATGAAACCTGTGGGTGAGTGGGTCACCTCTATCGCTCCATCTTTAACCTCAATACTTTTTGTATCTGTTACCTTAAAAGGATATCTGTAGAAAGCTTTATATTTAAGATCATCAACTGTTTTAATTTTATTATTTTTAATCATATATAAAGCCTTATCCCAACACATATCTTTTAGTGCGTAGGGCACAGATATTACATCTTTCTTGGCATCTAATAATCTAAAAGCACTTTCGGGTTTGAAACCAATATCTGAGTCTATAAATAATAAATGACTCATACCGCTACGTAAAAAAGCAGAGACACATAGATTTCTTCCTTGTGTAACTAAAGATGATTTGTATAATTGAAATACTATTTTTGTCTTTTTTTTAATTGCTAGTTTTTGTAATTCAAGCAATGACTGTGTATAATGTATGCTGACTTCTGAATGAACTGGTGTTGCTACAAATATACTATTCTCATTTAACTTTTCTTTTTGCTTATCTTTATTAAACCAAAGTGGTTCAGAATTTGGATCGCTTTTCATGTAATAGTCCTTCTAAAAAATTAGTCCATTCTCCTTTTCTTCTTTCCCAAGAATAAAACTGGTTGAAAAATTGCTGTTGGCTTTTTAAAAATTGTGGCACAGATCCTTTATATAAATAAGAGTTTACTTCATCAATAGAAAAAGCAAATAATTGTGCTAATTGTTTATAATCATTTGTATAATTTATATATACTGGCCATTCAGAACAAGTTTCAAATAATGCACCATAGTTAGTAGTGATCATATGTAAACCAGCAGCTAAGGATTCTATAGCGGATATACATGAGGTTTCTTCCCATATACTTGGAAAACAATATACATCATAATTGGGAAGTCTTTTTCTTATTTCATCATTACTAACATAACCTATATAATTTACATTAGGTAACGACTTAGCTTGTTCATATAAATCTTTATATTGACTATCATTTGCTGTTTTAAATTGATCACCATATATTTGGGTGCTTGAATAGACATCTAACTCAACATCTTTACTTTTTATAAGTTGCATTGCTCCTAATAAAACATTTAAACCTCTCCATGGTGTTGAATGATAAATCATTTTTAATTTATCTTTTCGTTTAAATTTTTTTTCAGGAAAGGATTCGACAGCATTTTTTATTACTGTGCATTTATCTGTTGGTACTTTAAATCTCATTCTAAATTTTTCATAACACCAATGTGAATTAAAAACATAGTAATCGTATTTTTTATGATTATTTTTATTAGAAAACCAATCAATTAAATTAGGTTGATCGTAAGAGTTTTGTTGCCAAAGTATATTTATTTTATCTAAACTTAATGGAATCTTTTCTGGCACTGAAGTTGTTATTTGGAAATTATCCAATATTTTATTATCTACGTGCTTATACAACAGCTCGTATTGTATTTCAGTTCCTCCTAGAGGACTCATTTAGTATCGCTTTTGCCACCTAATGAAGCTGGTGTAATTATAAGATCCTGTTGAAAATCTGCTGCGGTTGTATCTGTATTTGGATCAGCTACATCTGCATCAAACTCAGCCTTATCCTTATATTCTTTACCAGTTCTTTTATGTTTTATTTTTTCTACTGCGTGTGCTGGTACTCTTCTTATTTCCATATTATCTCCCTTGGCCTCTATAGCCGTATTTCTTAATACTTCTTTTTTTGTGTTTATTCAATCTTTTTGTATGCCTTCCTGGTCTTTTTTTTGGAGTCCTTTTTGTATAATTATTAACACCAAATTTAGGTTTCTTCTTAGCCATTTTCTTGTGACCTGTCTATTTGAGCATAACTTATTACACCCTGTAGTTCATTTGCAGTTCCCGCTGTCATTTTCAAAGAATCTCCCTCTTCTAATACCAAAGTTTGATTTATAATATCTACGACCTCATTAGCAGGTATTGCTTTATTTCTTATTCTAAAAGTTAATGATGCAGAACTATCTGTAAACTGCACTGATAGATTGACCGGTGACCCTGATGCGTTGTCTACTTGTATCTGTTTAACTAAACATCTTGCCGATGATGGTGAGGTCAATACAGTAGTTGTATCTGTAGTTGATAAATTTATCCCCGCATTTTTGTATTGTATTGTCATGATATAAACCAGTTAAAAGTTGATTGTTCATTTTTTAAATCTTGCTGATATGATGTATTTAATTGTTGCTTAACAGTATCTAAGGATTGTAAAACTTGTCTTTGATTTTCAGGTTGATAAGTTTCTTTAGGCTCTGGTATATATGCAGTTATTTTTGCCATTATCTTCTACCATCCGGTTGTACGTCAGCACGAAATGTTCCATATCTCCAAGATTGTCCTGATGAAGTATTCTCTATTTTTAAACTAGCGGCTCTGCCCCTAGCTCGAGTATCAACTTTTTGAGTAGAGCTAGATATAGTAAACGGACCTAGTGGTGATGATGCTGCAGTGTCAACAGGAAAATCTTTTAAGTTTATTGTCACTTGTGCATCACCAGTTATTCTTTTAAAGTCTGGTATGAATCTTCTTATCTTAGTAAAAAATTCTCCATTACCATCTAAAGCTAATTGAAAATCACCTGATTGAACATTTGCTAAAATAGCAGTTGTTCCTGAAGTATTCACTTGATCAACTCCTTTTTCATGTTCGTAGAATATTGTAGAACCATTTGCGTTTGTTGCACCTTTAATTGTCGGGAAAGTAGGAACGCCAGTTACAGTATATTCTGTTGCGTAAGGATGGTCAAAAAGTTGTGCATCGTAATATGTTGTTCT